GCTATTAAGTAGCAGATTGTCCTCTATCCGCAAATTCTCAAACCGCTCCGTCACACCATCAATCCCGCTCTGCAGGTCAGCAGTCTTACGATTGATACTCTCAATCTGTCCTGTCTGAGCATTGACGGTCTGTGTCAGAGCCTCGTATTTGGTCCTGGTTTGACTTAGAGTGTCTTCTACGGTCTTGGTCCGACTTGACACACTAGCAATGTCTCCAGTTGCCTTAGAAACGGTTTTAGACAGCTCTGCAACAGTCAACCTCGTGCCATCGGCTAAAGTCTCTACAGTCGTCACACGGCTAGTCAAATCCGTATGTGCTCGTGCTTGCTCCAAAATCTTGCTCGCTTGCAAGTTAAGGTCATTGCGCAAAGCTGTAGCACTCGCTTGACTATCCCTAGCCTTTTGGTCTGCACTAGCGATTGCCGTCTGTAGCTCAGACTTAGCAGTATTTAAAGCTTGACTGACCGTCGCAACCTGCGCTCTTGCATCTGCGATTGCCTCCGTCTTGACTTGGTTAGCTCTAGCGATTGCGCTAGCAACATCCGACTTGGCTTGGTTGGCAAGCGACTCGACAGACTGGGTTTTGGACAATATATCTGCGACCTGTCTGTCGTGTTCCTCAGATTGAGCTTGCATGGATTGGTTGACTTGGGCGATTTCTTCTGCAATCCTATCTCGCAAGGCTTCACTCTCGTAGGTTCTCAGAATTTCTTCCCAGACTTCTCCTGTCCATCTGAGCATAATCTTATGACCCTCATGCTCTGGATCTGGCTTATACCAAATATCATTGATCAGCACCTTACCTGGATACTTGACAGTAGGGTCTTCAGCACCGTACCAGTTGTTGTTAAAACCGTCTGCACTCGGCAGATAATCAGGTAAGTTCTGGACAAAGTTCGAAAACTCGTTATTGACAAACTGCTCAACAGCCTTGTCCGCAATAGTTTGAGCTTTCGCTTCGTTACTTTCGCCAATTCGGTCACCCAACTTAATGGCGCTGGACTGGTTATTCAACCGGTTAAAAGTGATTTCAAAAACACGAGTGTCATAGTCCAATTTCTTGTCATGACGAACCACTCGAATGGTATCCCCAACCTTGACACCTCTCAGATAGACACTTGATGTCTTCAAGGTCAACTGCGGACGTGCAGCATCAATCAAAGCCTTGTAAGTCCGCTCGATCAAGACTTCTGGATTCTCTTCTTCCGAAAAGTCCACAAAGCCGATTTTAGGACGCATGGAGCCGTCAGCATTCTTGATACCGTATTGTCGTGTCATCAAGGGCAATTCTAGGTATTTCTGCCCTTTAGGCTTGTCAACTGGTTTGCCTTGTGTCCTTGACCAAACCACATCTTCAAATGTGATTTTTCGACCGTAGCCGTCCCCTGTTTCCTCACCCTTGCCACGACCGACTAGGGCAGTAAAGATGTTGGTGCGCTCCACCTCTTGCAGGATTTGCAAAGCATTGTGACCGTAGACCACACGCTTACCGACTGCTTGACCAATTCTTTGTTTAAAGTCAATGTAACGCCCACCGATACGGTTGCCGTTCATCTCGACAAAGAATTGCATCTCCAAGTCCCAGACTTCGCAGACCTTTTTCAAAGCATCGAAAACCGAAGTGTAGTAGAAATTGGTACTGTGTGGAGTGGTTTCTCCAACAAAACGAGCCTGCCAGTTGGTACCAGCAAGCAAGTCTGTAATCACATCACGGGCAAAGGCATTCTGAGGTCGTTTATCAAAGACAGGCGACTTCCGCAATTCCTCAATCCCTGACTGGACACCAATCAGCGTTGTCAGTTCATCCGAAGATTTTTGGGCCACGTAGAAATAATGAAAAGTATGAGCATCTTCCATGGCCTGAATAGCCATGTATTCGACCTGTTCCAGTTCGTCCGCATTCAGCCCTTTCAACTCGACTGTCAAGCGGTCAGACACATACCGTTCAGTAGTTAATGCGTACTTCTGCAGGGCAGTCTTGACAGCTGATTTTCTGACAATCTTTATTAGCTTTTCGTCTTTATCAAATAAATAAATCACGCTCTCTCATCCCTCCAAACTACATTTTTTACCGTGGCATTTCGTGCCATAATTCGGTCACCGTTTTTGACCGTAAATTGTTCCAACGGACTAAACCGCTCCAGCTCACTGAGAATACTTCTGCCGTTGTAGGTAGCCGTCACTTCATCAGCTCCGAATGTGACCACAATGTCTTTTCCAGCTGCATAAGATCCTGTAAAGGACAAAATCTTTGTGCCGTTGATAATCTGTACTTGGTTAACCGTTCCAGTCGGTGTGACCGTAATAGACTCAGGCAAAACTTCCAATGCATCCGATAAAGAAATAAGCCCAGTAGAATTCTGGACATTTTTCTTTTTGTAACCATCCGGAACGATTAGCGAGAACTTGCTGACAATGGAAAGAGATTTTTCCTCAATGTCATCCGCCCCGCTAAAATAGCCATAATAGGTGTAAGTTGGTTCGTCCTTGAAGGTAATTTCCAGATACCCACTGCTTGCAAGTGTCCGCAAAATCCTGTTGAGTTTTGCGAACTTATCACGCATGTCCGCACTGGTTCTAGCTTCCAGTTGGTACTTAATTTCAAGCACCCGCTCATCATCAGACACATCTTCTACCCAGACACCACGACGACCAGGTACAGAGCTTGTCTTGACCGATTGACCAAGCAAGCCCCTACCTGCTACCGTCAAATGTCGGTAGCCCTCAACCAGTTGATTAAGGGGCACACCGTTGATGGACATGTTGTCACTAGGCTCTAAAGCTGTGATAGTTCCGTCAACTTTTTTCAAACTAGCGTAATTATACATAGCTTTCTCCTTCCTAGTAATGATCCAAAATCAATTCCATCTCTTGAGCGTTGGTTATATCTTCCGTAAAGGCACGATAAACTGTATTGCCCATTTTTAACACAATATCCGCCGCTTGCTGACCAACTGTCAGCGTTCCTCCGTTGAATGACACAGATGGGTCATAGGCAGTCAACCGTCCTAGCTCTCCGTCAACAGCTCCTAATTCACTTTGTAGGCTACCAGCCACATCTTGACCCGTAAAGGCTGAGATAGCTCCTTGAGCCATTCCTGCCATAGATTTCATGACTTTTCCAGCACCACTATTGATACCAATCACAAAACCTTCATCGGTATAGATACCAAATTGACGGAATACACGAGACGGAGATTTGATACCAAGCAAACCTTTGGCCCAATCAATCGCCCCACTAACTGCACCGCCAACAGCATCAATCAAACGACCTGCTGCACCTTTGACACCTTCGACGAAACCATTTATTAAATCTCCTCCGACCGAAATAGCATTACTGATAAAGTTTCTGGCAGCATTCACCGCGTTATCAAAACCAGTTTTAACTGCCGAAACAATCCGTGGTCCAGCATTCGTGACTGTACTTACCAAGTTGTTCCAACCGTTCGAAACGGTAGATTTGATATTTTCAATCGCTGTAGAAATCGCTGATTTGATATTGTTCCATGCATTTTCTGCTGCTGACTTGATATTATTAAGAGCGTTTGAAATCGAGGTCTTGATGTTATTCCAGGCTGTCTCAATATTGCTCTTTATCGTGGTCATTACATTACTGATGGTTGTTTTAATCCACTCCCAAGCAGTGCTTGCAGCTGTCTTGATACCTTCCCAGATACCAGACAAGAACGTTGTAATAGCATTCCAAATCTCACTGGTTTTGGTCTTGATGATCTCCCAAGCGTTCGAAATAGCTTGTTTGATTAGGTCGAAGTTCCCAGTCACAAGTCCCACAATCGTCAAGAGAATAGCAGCAAAGACTGCCTTGATAATTTCCCAAGCGGCTGACCAAACTGTCTTGATTAATTCAAGATAGGTTTGAATATAACCCCAAATAGCGGTCAATACAGACATTACTGTAGTCGAAATAGCCGTCCAGATTGTGCTGGCAACCGTTGAAATAGCATTCCAAACTGTATCCCAAGTAGTTTGTATGCTTGTCATGATGTTTTGGATGATTTCCCAAACAGCTGTAATAGCATTGCTAACGGTAGTTTTGATCCAATCCCAAATTGGACCAACCACTGCCATAATTGTTCCCCAAACTGTATCCCAGATTGACTTCAAGAATGCTAAACCTGTTTGAAAAATCTGAACTAAGCCATCAATCGCAACCTGTATAAGCGCCTTGATACCTTCCCAGATTGTTCCAACCACTCCTTTAAGAGTTTCCCAGGCTCCTGACCAGTCACCGTTGATCATTTGCATAACTGCTTTGATGATGCCTAGAACAACTTTCAGACCTGTATCAACAACTGTCTTGATAACATTCCAAACAGTTGTCACAACAGCAAGAATAAGGTCCCAGGCTGTTTGCACAATTGGAATCAGAGCAGTCATGACGGTTTCTACAACAGTTCTTATCGCATTCCAAACTGTCTCTGCTGTTTGTCTAATTAGTTCCTGGTTTTCGTTCCACCAGGCTACCATCTGCCCCCACAAATCCATAACAAAAGACACTACAGCTTCGACTGCAGTGCTAATAGCTGATTTGATTGCTTCCCAGGCTGCCTGAACTTTCGTTCTAAACTCTTCGTTAGTGTTGTAAAGCAAGACAAAACCTGCGACCAAGGCAGCAATAACCCCGATTACAGCCCAGACCGGAGCAGTAATACCTCCAATAATGCCACCAAGTGTGCCAAACACACCAGCCACAGCCGTTCCGCCTGTTTGTGCTGCAATAAAACCAGCCTTAAGCAAGCCAAAAGCTTTCGAGACTGCGCTGATTACCCCGACAACTTTTCCAATAGCCCCAACGATTGTTCCAAAGACCATCATAAAAGGCCCTGCTGCAACTGCAATCAGACCAAGCCACTTCTGCCAAGGGGCAAGAGGGAGATTATCCCAGATGGTCAATACAACATTCTTGACATTGCGAACAAAATTCTGGATTGTTTCACCCAGGTTGCTCAATAGACCTTTGATATCTACATCTTTCTGACCAAGTCCAGCAACAAGGTTTTGAGCAGCTGCCTTCATTGAGTCAAAAGAGCCGGATACAGTTTCACTAGCTTCTCTGGCAGTAGTTCCTGTAATTCCAAGTCTTTCTTGTGTAACGTGGATAGCTTCAATGAGCTTGTCAAATGGTATATCCTTGACATTTTCAGCAGTTGCCTCAAATTCACCATTTAAGACTCCTGATTCATTGACCAAGCGAGCCATTTCTGATTGAGTACCGCCGTAACCGAGTTTTAAGTTGTCCAACATGGTGTAGTTATCTTTGGCAAAGCCTTGATATGCATTTTGGATGTCCTGGATGTTAGAGCCGAACTTGTTAGCATTATCAGACATATCCACGATTGCCATGTCCGCATATCGTGCAGCTTCTACTGTATCTCCACCTAGACCTTGTAGCAGGCTGGCAGAGAATGACGTGACCTGTTCCATGTATTTAACACCAGACACACCAGCGCGTTTATATGCCGTTTCTGAATTGGCAACGACGGTACTAGCGGAGTCTTTGAACATGGTCTCAACACCACCAAGAGCCTGCTCTAATCCTGCGTAGGCTTTTACCACTCCGCCAATTGCACCAACCACAGGTGCGGTAAAACCTGCTGACATGCCTGCTCCAACAGCAAACATAGAGGAACCAACAGTCGAAAGACTTTGACTAACCTTATCAAGACTTGAGCCTGTTTGGTTTCTGAGACTCTCCAAAGACATCTTCGCTTCTTTTAACCCACGGCTAAAATCCGATACATTAGCTTTTAATATCGCCGTGACATCAAATGTTGCTCCCATCAACCTCCCCCTCTCATCGCTTGATTAAGTAGCCTGTTCTTATCAGCCAAACTCAAAGTTTTTTTGACTGGCTGTACAGGTTCGAACAATTTATCAAATTCTTCCTTGTGATTATAAAAATCTTCAAATTTCCTATAAGCTGATCTAGCTTGCTTGCCCTTGCCTTTTGTAGCCTTCACACTCTGATTGAACCAAGCCTGTATCGCCGCATGGTACCGCCTATCTTCCTGTTGAATAGCGTAGGCTGTATTGTAGATATAAAACTCTTCCAAAGTTGTATTGGCTGCCTCAATATAGGTCATACCATGTCTTGCAATCAAGAGGGCAATCGCTTCGTCGTAACCAAAATTTGACGTTGATGTTTTTCTTTCCCCTACTCGACTAGGTTCATGGCTTTTTTGAGTAGGGGTGATTTTTTTAACTCATCAACCACTTCCTTAATGGTTTTGTCATAAGTTTCGTTGGTAATCAACTCTTCCAAATATGCCTCAATCGCTTCATTGCTTGGTTTTTGTGGCTCTGTAACTGTTCCAGCCTTGATAATGTCCACAAAAGCCATTGGATCATTGAGAGCTTGACCAGCGTTGAAAAGTGTCATAGCACCATATCCGGTTTTCATCCCTTCAAGCTCCGCTGAATGAAGCTTGTTCATCTCACGCAAAAAGCCAAGGCCAAAGCGTAGTGTGTATTCACGTCCACCAATTTTTAAGATCATTTACATTTACTCCTTATTAAAAAATAAGGGGCATAAAGCCCCTAAAATTAAACACTTGAACCAGAAACTTCCGTTTCTTTAGCAAGTGTATGGTAATCGTATTGTGCTGCTTCAACTGCCGCTTTTTGTGTCGCCGTCAACGAATCAACAGCTTGTACACCGTTGCCATCCATTGTCATTTCGTAAGAAAGCTCTACCTTGTCATCAGATGGCGCAGAAATTTCAAAGTTTTTGAAGTAACCCTGGTAGTAGTCAACATCATAGACTTCCTTACCTTCATGTTGTCGCTTGCTACCAAGATCAACCTGCCAAACTTCGACCTTGTCTTTCGCAAGATACCATTTTCGCATTTCCTTCCACATATTTACCGTATCAACATTTTCACGATAAGCCAACGATGCAAAATCACCACTGGTTTCACCATCGGTAATACTATTCACAACACCGTCTTTTGTGATTGTCGTTTCAACTTCTTTTTCAGAGTTGATTGTGTGTTCCACTTGGAAACGTACTTTGCCTGCATCTTGTTTCTTCTGGTCAATTACTCGACGGAAGAAAACAATCAGGTCTTTACCTTGGATTAGTTCCATTTAGTTCTCCTTTTTCGTGTAGTCAAAAGTAAAGTCCAGCACAATGTGGAGCAAAGGCTGGACATCTGTGTTATCTGGGATAATTTGCTTTGAGGTTTCGACATGATACAAGTGATAATCATATCCATCATGAGCGCGTTTGACCTCGGACTCTAAATAGGCTGAAATATCGTCCAGATTCGCCCTATCCGTCCGTAAACCGTAGAGGTGGACTGTTTGCCTTGTCCTACCAATTAGGTCCTTATTCGGGCTGTCAGAGCCGTTATTTTCGCCTATGTAGACAAAGGGGTAAGCACTCTTTGCATCTGGCAGGAAGTCATAGGTATCAACCCTAACCTTACTAATAGCAAACAGCCGTCTGAATAATGCATGGTTAGGGGTCATTTGAAAGCTCCTTTCATGACATCGGTCATATCCTTCTGGAATTGAGGTTGAATCTCTTCAACAGCTGGACGCATAAAAGGTGTACCAGACTGGAAACGAGTCCCGTATTCCTGATAACCAGAATACCCAGCTTCAGCATGGATATGAGCCTCCATACCTGGATAGGATGTAGTGATATGGTCTTTCAAAAAACTAGTATCGACTGGCGCATTCTTCTTGGCCAATGCCTTAGTCTTTTCGCCATTGTTCTTCAGGACTTTCAAAGATTGTTCTACAGCCTTTGGATGGGCATTACTGATGGTTGCGACCAACTTTTCCATGCCTTGCCACTTGATAGCCATCTAACCACCTACCTTCTTGAGCCTGACAGCTCCCTTGATAGGAGCGTCAATCTGATCCATAGGGACATACTTGCTACCGTCATAGATAGCGGATTGGAACGGCTTCTGTTCTTGCTGGAAACGGCAAATCATGATGACATCCGTCTGATTTCCGTACTCTTTCAAGACCCTTGCTTGTGAAATAAAGGTCACCAAACAAGGTACGACCGTTTCAACTCCCTCTGTTTCATCATAGCTGTTAGTATCAGGATTGTATCTAGGTGCTACTTCTCCACGGATGAGAGTTATGCGGTGCGGTGTTTTCACAGAAACATCACCTTGCCTTTCTCTCGGACAGAGCCATCCAGACCAAAATCTTTGTTGAGAATAGCCATGTAAGGCTTGAAGAGGTTGTCCCACTCCTGATAGGTGACCGAATAGCCGTCAACAGTTTCAGATGTGACTCCCTCAGACCCCTTACGACCGTAGAGTTTGTAGACGACAGCTTCAATCATGAAGTGATACTTACTATCAACAACTGCAGACGATGTGAGCAATTTGAAGTAAGTTTCTGCATCTTCTACCAAATCCTCTAGTAATTTATCCTCTTTATCATCGTCAGCTGGAATACCCAACCGACGCTTGATTTTTTCGAGTTGGGTAGTATCCATGATTATTCCCCCTCAGCACCTTCTAGCAAGGCTTTCAATTCATCCTTGCTTGCACGGGAACCGTATTTGATACCAAGTTCATCAAGTTTAGCTTTCAGTTCCTTGGCGCTTGGGTCTTTTTCATTGTCTTCATCTTTTGGTTCGAGAGATAAATCCCCCTCAGCACCATCAGAAACAATAGCACCTTTACCAAGCAATTCCTTAATGCGGTTATCAGATACTGTTAAATCTGGACGAGGATAGGCTTCGCCTTTTTCATACAGACGGTTATTGTCCTTACTGTCCAAAATATTCTTTGTTACGATATAAGCCATAAATTAGCTCCTTTCTTAGACACGCTCAGCAGGTGTCAACTTAGCAAATGCATCTGTCTTCGTGATCATTACAGCAATGTCCATTGTGGCACGGATGGCAATCATTTCTTGTTCGAAGAGATTGATTGGGGTGCCATCTGCATTAGTGATAGTTGAGATTTGACCTTCTTCTGAAATCTTGTAAGTGATGTTGTATGGCACGCCGTAGATCAGATTGTCAAAGTCACCAGCGAGTAGATCGCCTTTTTCAAAACGTGCAGATTTAAGATCTACAGTAGTGATACCATCAATGGTATTTGCAGCCTTGTCATAGATAGACACCTTATTGCCGTCACGAGCTTCACGGAGTGCGGAACGGTTTTGAATTTTAGACACAAAAGCATTTGGTTCAACATCTGCATCATAGAGAGCATCTTGCAACTTCAAGATGTTATCGTAATTGATAGGACCACCAATTACTTTGTTTGCATCTTTAGCAGCTTTAGCAACTGAGTTCGCGAATGGTGTATCATGACCAAGTAGACCAGCTTCATCAATTTTCTTGTAAAATGCTTCAACGATTTGAGGTTTCATGTCTTCGAAGAATTTCTTCCAAGTGTAGTTGAGAGCTTCACGGGATGTTACCAAGATGATACCGAGTTTGTGAGCTTTCAAAGTCACTGGCACTACTTCTGGTTTGTCAGTCTTGATTTTCTCAGTTTCATTTACCCAGTAAGCTGAAATGCCGTCTGTTTGAACGTAAACAGTTTTTTCTTGCTCACCTTCCATTTCTTGATACTGACCAAGCTGCATGACAAGAGAGTTTTGAGCAACTTCTTTCATGATGATGTCTGTAAATTCTTTGTGCAACGTCCCGTCTTTCTTCTGTGATACGAGGACATTTTCTGGATTAAAAGTTTGTACTGTCATTTATTGACTCCTTTATTTGATAATGCGAGAGCCTCGGAAAATGTCGCCACGGCTCTTAGTGGATTCACCACCGAATGAAGACGACATCTTCGGTGGATCAGATTGCGTGTACTCAGCTTTAATCTCGCTGATAATACTTTCAAAGTCTGAGATAGCCTGCAAGGTATCATCTGCCGTATCTTTGACCACAAACGATAGTACCTTGTCATTAACTGGCAATTTGCGACTGGATAGAGACTTGATGGCTTCATCCGTCAGCTCACGTTTGACCTTGTCTTTTTTGAGCTGGTCAATTTCATCAAGCATCTTCTGCTTTTCAGCTTCCGCTTCTTTCTGGCGATAAGCTTCGAGCTCCTTGCCTGTCAACTCAGACTCGGCCTTGTATTTCTCAAGGGCTTGTGCAATAGCTTTCTGCGTGTTCTCTTCGTGCTCTTTATTAGCCTTGTTGAGTCGACGCATCATTTCAGCAACAGTCACCATTTTTTCAGGCTCTTGTGGAGTGCTAGCTGGTTCCGTATGAGCTTGTTCTTGGTCAACTGCTGGATTATTGTGTTCATCTGCCATGTTCTGGCTCCTTTCTACGCTTGACGGGCAACCTCCCCGAACTCATGCAAGGATTAACGTCACTAGCATGGTTTGGACAAAAAGAAAACCGCTCAATTTTTGAACGGTTAGGTTATGCGATTGGTGCAGTCTTTCCTGCTGTCAAGATGTGGGCACCTCCTATTCTGCGATTTCATAAGTTTCGGCAAAGATACCTGGTTTACACGGATAAAACTCGCCTTGCACGCCCTTGATGATAAAATCGCCCTCAATCGCCGTCATTATCCCTTCTAAAGTGGGAATTTTAAGTACAGGCATTGATGGGATTTCGTAATCAATATTAACAGGGTCTAACCCCAACTCAGAAAGATTAGCCAATGTTTCTGGGTTGTCAAAAAATTGAATTGCTTCAATCACTACTGGTTTTTTACGGTATTTCACACTTATCTCCTTCTTCTAGACAAAAGAAAAAGCCGTATTACTACGACTTCTCCTTATTTACGACTAAACCAAGACTTCTTGGACAGCTTGTCAGCTACTTTCTTTTCAAGATAATCAAATCTTGAATTTGTAGCCTGGGCATTGCGTTTAACTGTGTCATCCAAATCTCTGATATTATCTGCATGATTTCGTAGTGCATCGGTTAGCGACATATTTTCCGCTGTCAATTGAGCGACTTTGTTTTCTAATCTCTCGATCCGCGACCATTTCTTCTTGATACGTTTATTCATGTTTCCTCCTGTTTTTGGGTACAAAAAAAGCACTTAGATTTATCTAGGCGCTTATGTGTGAATAACTATGCCATCTTCTGTTTCTTCTGACATTGTCTGCATATAGTCTTGAAATTCTTTTACAGCCCAATCAGGGGCATCCGGACTTAATTCAGTACCATTGTCCCCATCTATCCAATATTTATATCCTTTAGGTGCGGTCAGCATTTTTCAGTACCTCCTTTGCCTTTCTTTCAAAAATCACTCTAAAATCATTTGCGATTTCCCTTGGTGTTTCACCATAGGCTTCAGCAAATAACTCAGCGAATGTTTCTGTGTTACTACGTTGCTGCTTGTAATATTCACGAGCATATCCGCCCGTTAATTTACCAACTTCTGAAACTCTATATTTTTCAGGATTTGATTTTTCCATTTCCCTGAAGACATCATCAGAAAATTGATTTGACATCAGTTTAGATAATTGAAAATCAATATGATGCCCAAATTCATGTATCATGATGTGTTCCGGAGAACTATTCTTAGAAAACCAACCTGATTTTATATTATATTCAACAGTATCTTTCAAAATATCTGCATTCAGGAACTTGCTAACGTTTATTCCGAACTCTACTGGAGTATTTGAACTTGCATAACGTGAATACCAAGCAATAGCCTGACCTGCTTTTGATTTTGTAATCGCTCTGACTTGAGGAATCTTTTCAGGAAGAGCTGTGTAGATTTTCTCGAAAGATTTTAAGATGGAGTATGTTTGTTCCAGTGCGAGTTGCGGCAACTTTGTCCTACTCGTTTCACTGATAGACATTCCAAACTCATCTGAAAGTCTTTGAATAAGTTCTGCCCTGTCCAAAGTTTCTTCAAAAACATAACGATTGAAGAAACCATCCTCTTCATCTTTAATTTTATCACTTTCATCACTGAAATCAAGCAATTTTTGGTCTTCTTCGACTATTTGTTTCTGACTAGTCTTCTTAGCTTCGGTTTGCTTATCCTCGCCCCAGACACCGTTTGGAGCTTCACGGTCAAGCGTGCTACCACCTGCTTTATATTCCATCTTGATATGACCATAAGAAGAACAACGACAATTGGGGTGCATGGGGTACATGTTAACACCTTTTTCTACGTCCTCAATCGGAACTGCCACTTTATCCAAAGGTCCACACAAATCACATGCTCCAGACTCTGCCACAAAAATCATGTGGGTAAAGTCGTTTTCTTTCAGCATAGCCAATTGCGTGTCAGCGTTAATCCTTGCAATCTCAGTCTTTAACAAGCGTTTAGCGTTCTGTTCACTGGTGCCGTATTTCTTGGCCAGACGCTTCATTTCCTGCTTGTAACCCATCATGTCTGTAAAGATACGGTTCAGTGAGCCAAAAACTTCTCTCTGTAACGTGGCACGAAGACCAAGACCGCCCCAAACTCTGGCAGAAAATTTCTGACCGTAGAAATCAGCGTCTAAAATCGCCTGCATGCGTTTTTTTGCGCCACTGGCTGAGATACCCAAAATACCTGCTTGACGCTTGTATTCGTTCAGATATTCATCTGTCCGTGCCTTATCAAAGACCTCGTTAACCTCAGCAGTCAAATTTTGAATTTCAAGTGTTAATTCCGCCTTCAAAAGTTCCAGTCTGCTGACTTTCATCTTGAGGTTATAGACTTTGAGCCATTCATTCGTTGCATGAGAAAAATCTTTCTCTTTGACAGCCTTGGCAGCCTTATCAGCAAACTTTGTAACATCCATTTCGGATGCTTTTTTCATAGCTTCCTGTTTGGTCAGACCTTCCCTACTGGCATAGCGCATGTAAAATCCATCAATTTCCCTTTGCATCCGGTCAAATGACTCTTGGTAGATTTGAGCCAGCATCCTGTCACGGTCCAGGTCACGCTTCATCAGCTCAGCTTGAGCTTTTCGCTCCGCATTGTACCGCTGATTATTCTTTATCTGCTTGTCCGACATCCGCATCACCTACAATCTGACCAATTTCAAGGTCACTAGATCCACCTTGCTTCAAGATTCGGCTGTGTTCAGTCTTGTAGTCAGTAAAGCTAGCATTTTCCATGAGTGTTTCCTGGGAAATCTCACCACCTGCCTCAATGTAGGCCTTGATTTCTGTCCAGACATCTTGTGGAATGTTCGGGTGGAAAGTAAAGGTCAACTTGTTTGCTTCAATTACCGGACCATTGATGGCTTTGTGAATGTTGCTGATAAGCTCGTACCTACGGCGCAAAGCCTTAGTGAAGTAAGTTTCCTTATCTTTGCGTACTTGTTCCAAACCAATCATCTTGTAAAGTAAAGCAATACCAGATGATGTTGAGTTGAAACGGTCATCATCAAGGTTTGGAATACGGCTAAAACGGTGAATATCATTTGCCAGGCGGTTTTTATAAGCCTCTGTGCCGTTAACATCATATTGCTTGTAGATATAGCCAGCGTCTGCATTTGTCTGTTGACCAGTGGCACTGATACCTGTCTGCAAAAAGAGCATATTGGCATCTTTCATCTTAGCAGCACTCTCTGGGTCAAGACCCATGCTATCCAAATCGCCCTTAATCAGCAACATAGCATCGTTTAGGTCGCTCATGTAATTAGCTGTATCTGACTGTCCAGCATCGTAAGCATCAATCAGCGAAATCTCACTCTCATAATCGCCCATACGGAAGCGGTTGTTCCACCACTCAACCACTGGCACATCATTGTAGCTGTGTTTCTTGACATCATCCACTACCAACCGGACTGAATTGTTCGAATACGGCTTATAGGTAATAACTTGGTCTTTCGTATAGACCGTCATGTTAACCTTATCCGCATAGATTGGTAGATGCACTGCTGCGATGATGTTTTGCTCTACCGTTAAATCACGGATAACAAACATTTCAAGCGGACTAATCAAGACCACACGGTCTACCTTATCCTTGTCCCTAAAATGGTATTCATAAGCACGGCCATAGACGGATGCATCAAAAGCCAGGTCACTATTTAGGGCATTGATGTCATTCTGCCACTCAATGTCTTTGATTGTCGATAATTGATCAGCAGAACCGCCCTCCATCACACCGATGCTTACAGGATTTCCAATGACGTAGCTTGTCGCAAAGCTGGAAATATAACCACCCCACTTATGCCTTACTCGGTAGTCCGCCTTTTCATCATCCAACCGACGATGACCAGAAAGGATGCTGAAATTATCCCCTTGAGCATAAGAGGCAAGAATTGCCAAGCGTTGTTTCTGACTACCAAAAAAGGCTGCCAACATATCCCTGAAAGCCTTTCTGCCCTTGTCAGTATTGAGCAAGTCATCTACACTACTATACCTGAATTGTTCATTCGCCAACTGGCTAAAAACCAAGCTGTCATTTCTCGGTCTAGTCATGGTATCAATCCCACGTTCAAATTCATTTACTTTCAAGATTTCTTCTTGTTCTTTGTTTTCTTCTACCAAAACAATTACCTCCTAAGTAATCTGTTAACCGTTTTTATAGCCTTGTCCACGTTCATTGATTTTTTCTGAACATGGTAACGCTCCAAAGCATAGCGGATAGCGTCGATAATGTGGTTATTACTATCAATCGGCTCATTCAACCACTTACCGTCCTTGTCCTGTTTGTAGATGTAAGTGTCAAACTCCTCGATTGTCTTAGTACAGGATGGATGAATATAGATTTTGAATCGCTTCATAAAGTCAATCCCTGCATTAATCGAACCTTTGCCCTTTATCGAAGGGATAAGCCGTCTAATACCCTTTGCTTGCAACTCTGCAATCAAACGTTGTTCAGCACTGTCAGCTGTAATCACAGCGTTCTGCATGTCAGCATCTACAATCATCTTAAAGATGTCATCTGTAGTCATGGCATGCTCATAGTGTTCAGCATATATCCATAGCTCTTTCTTTTCTAAGTCAACCGCTAAACGTGGAAATGTCGTAGGGTCATGAGTGAAACCAAAGTCAAGCCCCGCCGCCGTTTCTCCAACACGCTTGATAGTCGCCATTATGTCAAAGTCTCTGACAGAATAGTTCTCAAAGACAAGACCTTCAGCAACACCCCAATCACCATTTGCAACAACCGCAGCACGCCTTGGATTTGTTCGCCACAAATCCTCGTAGCGGTCTATATCCTGTTGGTCCAGCCATTCATTTACACGGTATGTTGTCGTGTCAGCAAAGACATCCTTCTTCCTGGTATCTTCGTCAAAAAAAGCAGATTTCAGCCAATGCCTTTCAGACCAGGGGTTGAAAGTGATTGTTATCTGCTTGAAAAAGTCTGGTGCATCAATCGAGCCACGGATAGACTCAACCAATGTCTCAAACTTATCTTGATTTTCGACTTGATAGGCTTCTTCCAGCCAAAGCCACGATAGCAGGCCTGTATCAACGGTAATGGATGTAATCTTCAACGGATCATCAAGACCCCTAAATAGTATTTTCTGACCTGTCGCCTTGACCGTAATCTCTGGCAAGCTCTCATTGAATTTGAACAAGTGAGATACATTCAATCTGTTCGCTGCCCACTTCAAGTCTGTATAGGTTGACTGCTTATTAGTATTTGAAAATCTACGTACAACCAAAAGATTAGCCCAACTATGCTTCAGGATTGCAACGATGTAGTAGAGAGCAGTTGTTTTCGATTTCTTGCTACCACGACCACCTTTGACAACTCGGTAGAAGTTTTTTGACCGCCAAAATTGACCATAGCCCTTGCCGACTATTTCAGGCAAATCGACCTTAATCTGGGATGTCTGATTCATTTGCAAACACCACCGTTCCGCTTACTTCTGCTTCAATTTTATCCGTCCAAAGCCTATGCCGTTTCCCTAAAAGCTCAGCAGCCTTAATTCTGTCCTTAGCTCCGACGTCGATATCAATAACCTGTTGACCAAGCTCTCCGATACTGCACAGTGTCTGTTCTGTCCACTCACCTCGCATGACCGATGTTAAATAAGCCAATACTTCTTCTTGTGTTGCGATTTTTTCAGATTCAAGGATTTTCAGTCGTTCGTCTATATAGATTTTTACCTTAGGATTTCTTAGTAATTTATGTCCTTCAACACTTGCAACTCTATCGCTTGAAACTCGATAACCTGCTTCCTTATAAGCTTCAGTTGCATTACCTGAGATGATGTACTCATCTGCAAATTTCTTTTGTTTTACTGTCAAATCATTCAATTTTCCATCACCTCCAATCAAAATAAAAAAGCCACACTTCGTTGTGTGACTAATGCATATTGGGTCAGAGCGATATGCAATTCTCTGACCTCATCGAGCCAAGGGCCTCTCAAGGCTTGCTTACTCTTGACACGGGAACAGCAGGAATCGAACCCACGGACCGCACGTTGGTTGTCAATTAATGATGACTGAAAATGTAAATACATATCTCTTCTCGGTATCCGATAATACTATTTTACTACATAAAAACGCTCATTTACTTGCAAGTTACTAGCAAATGTCTCCCGAAAACTTACGAAAAACCAGTAACTCACCACCACGGTAATTCTCGGCGAACTCAATCGCTCCACGCTCGAGCATACGATAAAACTCGCTTTCAGAATACCCTAAATCGGTATAGATAGCTTTATCTTGCTTAATGTGCCATTTGCAATACTTCTCAATCAGTATTTGCCTAATGTACGGGTCTATAACTCTGTTAATCGCTTTGGTGATTTCTTCTAACTCGTCGTACGCAGCAACTCTATTCGTGACCTGAATTTCAGTAGCTTTGTTAGTAAATCCACTTGATTTTGGTTCAAAAGAGTACGTGGCAGTCAATTTTGGTGTATATTCCTCACCGGCCATTCTGGCGTACCGTCTGTATAAATCTAGCACTTCGTAAGCGTTCTTCTTCGTAAAATACTTATCTATTTCTTTAAATAACCGCACTGCCGTACTCCTTTGTGATATAATAGTTTTAGAAATTGAATTCACAAAGGTCAGTACTGGGGGGTGCTGGCTTTTTTTATTTTTCCCACGGCTGTCGCTGATGGCTATAATACGGGTACACCAGTCGAATTTTCCCTCTCGGAACTATCACCCTAGGCTCATAAGGCTTGACTTGCTCGTACAGCTCGTCTGTTTTATCCAACATGCGTTGTCGCGGTGGTCGTCCGCCTAGCCATTTGTAGACAGATAGAGTCGTCACACCCATCTCGGTCGCAAATTGGCCCCTCGTCCATCCTGTCTTTTGTAGGATGTATTTGATTTTATCTGCTGTGGTCATTCCAAATCCTCCAACGCTACCCACCTAAATTGTGGGTATTTTTTAGCTTATTTATGTAATCCTCAAGATACCCTTGTGTTTTTCTTTGTAATAAGTCAATTTCTACTGGTATGGACTGGATAAACCATTCTGACCTGTCCAATATTTCCTCTAGCAAAGCCACAGCTTGCTTCTGGTATTCCATATCAGGCACCTCTATCTCCAGATGACTTAACCGATGCAAACTTAGCCCAGGCATGATTGTCCCTTCAGCGCACGCAGCTAACTCCTTCTGCTTCATCAGTAGCCAGTGAAACAGATACATCTTGTCAATCACCTCTTTGGGTTCAACGATAAAACAAGCGTCCTCTGCCCAAAACGGTTCAACGTGCAAGTAAACATTACCAACAGTCCCTTTTCTGGTCAGGCGAATACTGCCAGCTGGACAATTTGAGCTATCACTCATTCCTGTTGGGTTTACACCAGCCCCGTAAATTGGAAAGATGCCTGTTTCTGATTTCGTCGCTTGAGCTCCTGCTACAAGTTCACAAACCTCAAGCAATTTATATTTCTTTACTTCTTTTGGCATCATACAGACGCTCCAAATCGATAATAAGTTTCGTATTGATCTAGCAAGTCCCTACACCTACGAATAAAAGCGAGATAGTCAATGTCTGCTTGAAAGTGCTGGATAATCAGCAGATTGCTCATCAAATGCTTTTTCAAATGATTGACAGCTAAATCATCCAATTCCTTGTTCACCGCATCAATGTCTATCTCTTCCTTAACCTGAGGCTCACGAGGTGTTTCCCAGTGGTAGTCATCTGATAGTTGACAACCATCTGTATACACTACTTTTTTTAACTTAGCGTCATAGATTTCTCTGTAGACATCTTGGGTCGTCTTTTCCTTGTCAATGACCAAGAAAAGAACCTCAATACCTGTATCCTCGAAACCGTTTCGAACAGCGTTCAATTCTGCCAATTGATTTCCGATCGTCTGACGCATCATCTTCTCTGTCCCGCGATAAGCAATACCAGGAAACATGATATAGAATCCGTAACGTTTGGTATACTTTAGAGACTTCAACAGGAAGATATCGTCTACTACCCCTGACTTCTTCCAAGGGAATTCATCACGGATTGCCTGTCTATCATCTTCTGGTAAATCCTTGAACTTGATAGAATAAGGCGGATTCATCGCAATGGCATCCACAAGGATATCTTGTTGGTATTGAAAGAAACTCATGTGGTGGACGATGGCATGTTCATAGTTTTCTTTCAAAGCATCGCAGGCCTCTTGTTGGATTTCCACAGCATGGAACTCTGATGGATTGATAAATTGTTCCAGTTGCCCAGAACCTGCCGCACCATCAAACACAGACACATCATCACCACAATATCGCTTTACTTTGTCGGCGAGATACTGCCGCAAAACAGGACTGGTAATATACTCGGCGAATTTGTTAGCACGCTTACGGTTATTGTGCTCAATAAATGTCATTCCAAATCCTCCAACGCTACCCTGTTAATCGGTAGCACGCCTAGTTTTTCAGTCATAAAGTCCCCCACTTCCGAAATCAAATACTTCTGTTTCTTTGCCATTGGGTAAAATAACAATTCTACCCTTGCCTAACGTTCCGAATAAGCCGTAGGCTGCCCAGTTGCATCCAGTTTTTGAATTATATCTGCCAATACAATTAAATGCTGCTTCATCTGGACTATCGGCATACTCTTTAAATTCACTAACTTTGTTTTCTCTGCCACATTTCGGGCATTTGAAAATATGTTTTTCTACATTTTCGCCAAAAAGCTTTACGCCTTCAGCTTTCCATTCTGCAAGTGTTTGTCTAATCATTCCTATCCTCCCTAAAATCTGGATGTTCTAACAACTCAGGATTTTCAAAAACATTCCCAACCCTTCCAAAGGCACGGCTGGCGTAATAGCAAACGGGCTCGAACATGCCGTGGTGTAGCTTTACTGGTAAAAGCTCTCCTGAGTGCATTCTAACAATATCCCCTTCGAAAATCTCTTTGCCGTTGATATCAAACAGCCCTGTGGATTGCATGAGGATTGCTTCACTAAATGGAATGTATCTTCGGATTACTTTTGAGTAGAAAGGATACACTCTTTCCTCTGTATACACAATTGCTTGAACCTCGCTCATAGCCTTTTTGACGGTATCCCAAACCCTAAACTTCGGCACCGCAACCGTCTGCGGTTCGTGGATTTGGGAGACCAGCTCGATAGTTCGTTTACGGCTCAAATACACATTTTCATCATCTCCGAAAATTATTTCTCGAGATTTGCTCATTAATTCTTTAATTACTTCTTGCTTATTCATTTGTTTTCTCCACATGTCCCTTCTTCCAACGTTCTTTCTGAGCAAATATCTTTTCCGCATCCAGTCGCCAAGGATGGTTGTCGCTTCGTTTTTCTGGTTGGACCTTGATTCCACGGTTGTAAGCGTACGCCCTTAGATTTTTCGCTGTCCCACCAGTCCGTTCCGCTATCTCGCGGTATGATAACCCTTGTTCTGCTAAATATCTGATTTCATCCTCGTCGCGATAAATCATCTCATGTTTGCGAATACCTAATCGGACAACTTGTGTCTTAATAGCACTTTTGGTCCGTTTCAATCTCTCGCAAACAGTTTCTATGGGCAAAATCGGGTAGAGTTGTCGCAATTTATCAATTTCCTCTGGTGTCCATGGGCGTCTGACTAATCCACCTTTGTTTGTCCCGTTTGCGAGTTTCCAAACCTTACCTTTCACACCGCATACTGTACGACCAAGTAAAGCAGCCACGTCTTCATAGTTGCTCTCTTTATCTTCGATAGCCAGCCAAAGATAATCTAATTCTTCTTCTGTGTACAATCTGACAAAACCCAAAATTTCCCCCTCTCCTGTGTCGCATATAGATAAGCAACACCATTCTTCCTGTTAACGTAATACCGCATCTGCCCATCCTTAGACTCATACACATCCTGCACCTCTCCAAAATGGATATTGGGCTTTGTGTTGATTTTGTGACAGGATGCGATAATTTCTGCGACTAACATCTCATTGCTTCCGTCCTTTCAGGAAATCCGGTATTGGATCGCCGATTTCAATTTCCTCGTACTGCTCCCTGGTCACTAGGAACTTACCGTACGGCTTGACCTCGACATAGTAATGCCTGTCAATCACATCCTTAGATGTGACCTTGCCGAACATCTCTGTACCAGCATTGTCAACCTGGTATATTATGATGGGCTCCTTAGCTTTTAATTCATCCACTTCATGACTTAGATCTCTGATTGTCAGCATAGCTGCAAATAATATGATGAGCCATAAAGTACCAAAGAACAGTAACGGTTGGTAGTCTTTCATTCATCTTCCTCCATATCCTCAATCAACCAATCCAGATGCTGCCTAGCTTTTTTCAAATCCTCAACACCGTTCTTCTGCTGAAATCGCAACAGATACTTGATGACATTTCCCCAGTAGTAGGCACGCTCGCCTGCTAGATTACCGATAAAATTCTTAACCACATCCAAGGCTTCCATGCCGTACTTACCTTGGTAATGTTTTGGTTTGGTTACGTTATCGAATTGTTCTTCTCGCCCCTTACATTCAGGGCAAGTGCAAGCATAAATCATTTGCGTCATAATATTTCCTCCACTTCAATTTCAACTCTGTATTTATCTTTCAATCCACTCAGACCACCATATTCGAATGTCATATACTTAATCACCTCGTGACTATCATCTGTCCAGATACCAGCATCTGTCATACCGTCAACCAAGGCTTTCACAGTCGGATAAAAGTTCGGTGGGTCCATCCGTCTTTTAGTCGGTGCGTATATCGTCACCACAAGCCCACAGGGACGTTTTTTTTGTATAGGCGACATATTTACCCTTGGGAACATTTAAACGCCCAATTTGGCGAAGATAGGCGGTAATTTTTGCCTTCTGCGCCCAGTTCATTCTGTCGTTAGCATTTAACATCTCTTTTTTGCGTTTTGTGTTAGACAAAATAAATTCAAACTTCAACTAATCGCCTCGCTTTCATCTCATTGGCTCGCTTGATATAGGCCGGCGACTTGTAAAAATGTATCGTCGACACCTTCACACCGAATTGTTCAGCTAATTCCTTTGCGGTACCGATTGCTAGTAGCTTATCGCCTTTGTAGAGGGCGTACTCTTTTTCATGAGCTACCATATTCTCAAAAATTAGCGACTGCCATTGTGTGAGTTTGGCTAAATACGGGCAGTCGCTATCGCCCAACTGTCAACTGATTGTTTACAATTGACACGCTTTCTAGTTCGCTTTTATCGTGGTTCACGGCACGTTTTTTACTATTTGTTTTTTGTCTGAAACTTGTCTAATTTCCACGGTTATTCTCCAATCAAATCGTTCAGACTCACAACAGACCCTAGTTTCTTCTGGCTACGACAGTAATCACAACGACCGCATTTTTTCGGTTTCTGTCTGCCTTGAATAACGTTCCAGACTTCGACAACGTTGCTCTTGAGCTGCTCGAGCCCTTCTTCAAGCCATACTTCGTCAATCTTCAGGATTTCCTTGTCAGGTACTTGCTCTTTGCTGACTGCCACGATTAGTGGCCTAAAATCTTTTCCAGTCATTTGCTTGAGCAGTTCTCGGTAGAGAGCGAGCTGACCGTGGTAGCCAAAGCCAAGAATATTATTGACAGCTGCTGGTACTCGTTTTCTCAGTTCAGCGTTCCATTCCTCGGCATAGATGGATTTCATTGTTTTCAGGTCCACAAAGTAGCCACGGCTTAGGTTTACGCTATCCAGTTTTCCTTTGACGGGGACGCCCTCAACTTCTCCAAAGACAATTATTTCCTTTTGGACATCATCATCTGGATAGCCGTGGTAAAGACGGCTAAAGCCGTCATCACCTCGTAGGCTTTCAATCATTTTGTCACCAATGACAAAATCCGACTTGAGACCACCTTTGTTTTTGCCTGATTTAGCAATGAGCTTGTCCCCGTTTTCTGCTAGGAATTGCTCATGAGCCTCTGAGCTTTCAAAGTAGCTATGAACGTAGTTACCGACCAAAAGAGCTGTCTCGTCACGTTCTTCTACCCAGCTACCGCTATCCACAGCTAAAGCCATTGCCTGACATCTCTGGTATCGCTTAAAGCGTGAATTACTCAGATAGCTTGTGTCTTCGTAGTAGTTTTCTTGTGCCAGCTTAATCATCAATCTTGCTCCTTGATTTGGGTTGTATTGCCCTCAAACAAGCTGATTTCTTCCAAAACCTCGCCTGTTTCTTGGTCAAAATCTGGGATTTCATCTTCTGGGTAGCCTGTTGATTTTAATTCGTCAGGATTTGTTGTTTTTTTAGCCGTGTTTGGGGGTGTTTTGGTTTCTTCGGTAAATTCTCCATCTACCACGTTATCACCCTCTTTTGACTTGCTAGGGGCTTTTAAGATGTCGTCTAGTGTTTCAACCTCATCTCTCACTGGTTCAGCCTCTTTCACTCGACGCTCATTGTCATACTCGTTTTCAGTAGTTCGGTTCACAGCGTCAACAAACAAATCATTGTCATCACTGGTATTAAAGAACTGTTTAGCTGCACGATTGATAACAGTACGTTTTGCCATTTCTTGAGGAAAGTTGTTCTGAACGTTTTTAGTCTTAGCCTGTGCCCAAGATTTATCAATCTCTTTCTTGGTCATGACCGTCAAAATCTTCTCGCCATCCTCTTTCTCGATAATGCAATAAGCACCTACGATAGGATTGTCCGCATTCATCCAATCCGTTTCGTGACTAACGAAAACCTTGCGACCATTTTCGTTCTTTATTTTAAAATCATCCCCCTCATAAATGACCTCTGCATAGATGTCTTTCACATTGGAGAGTTGTTTGACAACTTTCATAGTCCCAAAGTAGGACCTGGTCAGCTTAACAGTATTTCCGTAAGGCACAAAATAGCACTGAGTTTTTGCTGGACTAAGCCCTTGGGTGACCATATCAAGCAAAGCGTTATATATGCTCTCAGAGGTGCATTTTTCAAGCAAATTTCCGCCTGGTGCATTTTTCAAAGCATAGTAGGCTGAACTGAGCGCATTGCTGACGCTGTAATTCGGTGCAATCATCAGCCCCTCATTCTGCATTTCTCCAATTCGTGTTGAAACGTTTGAGGTGATTTGTTTTTGTGTTAATTCTGTTGTAGTCATTTTCTTCTCCGTTTGGTTTGTTTCAAGTTCCAGTTTTCACGCTTTAGGCGTTTATTTTCTCGTTTCAAGGCAAGTATCAAGTCCTGTTGTTCGTTGATAATCTCGCCTAAAACTTCACAGGTTTCTAGCCGTTCTCTAGCTAGTTCCCTGTTCGACTCGTATTGTTCACGATAACAACTCATAGATTAAACCTCGTAGCCTATCAACAAATTATCTTTCCATTCGTCGTAGGCTTTATCTTCGTCTTCGCCTGTTTCCCAGACGTCAACTGGCGGTTCTGGCGGTGTGCTTAACCATGTATCGTAATCAAACATCAAAACTCCACCTTTCCGCCAATTTCAGACCAACCAGCCCACTCATCTAGCTTCTTCTGGATGATGTGGTGTTTCTGCTGCAATAACAGTCCTCTGACCTCATCGCCAATCTGACCATACTTTTCTTCGTGGTCAGCAATCATTTTTAATTTTTCTTGCATTGCCCCTCCTAAAACGGTAATTCTCGTCTACTCTGCGCATTGTCTGGATACTTAAAGATATTGTTCATCGCGCCCTTCATGATTCGGCTGACAAGTGAGCGGTCATACACCTTCTGCATCTGCTCCCCTGTCAAGTTGGTGTTGATGATGGTTGTGTCACGTTCATCCAAAATCTGATAGAGGATATTCTGCTTCCAGTCATTCGCTTCCTTGGTCTGCCTGCCAAATGTCGATTCCTTTCCTAGATCGTCCAGAAAGAGATAGTCTGCTTTTGTGAGCATATCGATCATCTGCTGGGCGCTAGTCCCGTCTTTGAACCCAAACCCCTCTTGGATTCGTTGAAACATTTTTGGCGCCGAGATAAACAACACACTCTTCGGTTCGGAGATTGACCGCCAATCCATATTCAGCTTCCTAGCGATACTGATAGACAGATGGCTCTTCCCGATACCAGGCTTACCTTGGATAATAGCATTCCCTTTACCTTGATGTTTAAAGTAGAACTCGTTCAGCCTTAAGGCAAACTGTTTTGCTTCTTCCTCGATTCTGTTGGTAATCGTATAGGTCTTGTAAGATGCGTCTTTCAACTCTTTTGGTATCATGCTCTTCTTAGCGAATACGTCATAAGAGCTAGCCCACATCTCAACCTCTAAGGCTTGACCCACCTCTCTCAATTGCTGCTCGTTCATTCTTTCTCTGGTGCATTCAGAGCAACAAGTGATATACCGTGGCACTGTCTCATTCTTAACCATGACCTTATGCTTTGTTCGCCATAGATAGACCTGGTGCTTCAAGCACATCTCATCTATCACATCGTGGACTTCTCCGATTTTCATTCACACCTCTTTCTAGTAGGGTGGTGGGTAGTTTGGGTCTGGCACGTCAACCTTTTCCCTTGTCCAACTCTTCTTAGCAAGCAAATAATCTTGTATCGCTGCGACAGTTTCCAAGTTGTTATAGACGTACCAGTCTAGACAGCACCTTTCCACCCAACGAATTGTCTTCTTGTTTCGCAATGTCGCTTCCGAGATAGCAAAGTCAATAATCTCAAACGGGTAATCACCTAACATCTTTGTTACGGTTTCGAGTTCGATCGGAGTTAAATCTTTCCCCCAATTTTGTCTAATGGTATAGACGATTTTTTTCAAAGGATTTTGCTCACTAGTATTATTATTTATATTAGATATATTAGTCTTGATAATATTAGTATTGATTCCGTCTAAATTTTGGACTTCTTGAAGTCTAGTTTTTAGACTTCCATGGTCTAAATTTTGGACTTCTTGAAGTCTAGTTTTTAGACTTCCATGGTCTAAATTTTGGACTTCTTGAAGTCTAGTTTTTAGACTTCCGTTGATATACAAGCGATTAGGCTTATTTACCCCCTGTCTAACCTCTTTAAGCAGGTCGAATTCATGCAATTCTTCCTTGGTTGTCACAACAGTTTGTTTGGAACATTTTAAAATTTCCATAAATTGCTCATTGGTAAAATAAACATACACCTTGCCGTTTTTATCGTACCAACCATTCTTTTCGGACAGCCCTCTCCTATCCCACAACAGCATGTACATCAGCATAGCTCTGTGGCTCAATTTGTTGTACGGCTCTTCCAGCAACCATTGCGGGAATTGATAAAACTGATTATTTCTAACTTCGTCAATGTGCAATAGCTGCCCCCCTCCAATACTCATCCAAGTCAATCCCGCGTTGTACCCGTGCGATTTCAAGCGTTGTTTCTGCTTGTTTCACGTTGGCACGCATACCGATTTCTAACTCTTCTCTGGTTTTAGCCATATATAACCCAAATGGAGCTGTCTTATGACTACCTATTGGATGTCCTTTCTTCTTCAAAGCCTCCAGTACATTTTGCAAAGTCCGTCTACCTAACTTTGTCCGCTCTTGTACTTTTTCAAACTTGATAGGTTTGTCAAAGCGATACGGCAAGATAATGTTCAGTACATTCGCTTCAATCGTCGTCAATTCCGTCATCCTTCTAAACCCTTCCTCAACCGTTCATTCTCATCCCTCAACCGCTGATTTTCAATACGGTATTCGTTCCGTTGTTCAGCAATGTCACGGACCATATCGTGCAATAGTTGATTTTCCTTCTCTAGTGTGTAAAGCGGACGAGGGATAGCGGATTCTTCTTGCTTGAACAGTTTATCCAACCAATCTTTCATATCTATCCCACTCCTTATCCACTTGTTGAGCATCTCTCTTTAACCCGTTACGAGCTTTTTCGATGTCACAGGTACTCTGATAGCCCATGCCGGCTTTAAAGCCGTACAGGTAATCTCTGCGACGAATTTCTTCAAATTCTTCACGCATTCGTCTTTTCTCTGCTTTCCGCTGTTCTGCAATTGCCACTGCCAAAATTGGCACTGTGAAAATTCCTAATGTAAATATTGCTTCTGTCATAATCCTATTCCTTGTCCAGAGGGTTTAATTTTGATTATCAATCCAGCGATTCACTGCTGGCAGTGACCACTTGCACGCAGGCAATTCCCGTGGGAAACCTTCCATGTGCCGATAGTGATTGTCGAATGTTGTTGGTGATACATTTAATAATGCCGATAGTTCCTCCCGTCCAATCAGACGAGATTCGTACTGTTTGATTCGCATATCGACCAGCAGGTCAATCGCCTTGGTAACTTGTTCCTTTATCCAGTCGGACAAATCAACAAATATCTTGTCCATAATAGACCTCCTGTGTTATAATTTAAGTGTAATTTTTGGTAAGCCACTGTTCCGCAGTGGTTTTTTTGTGTGCTAGGCATAGCCTGCAGTCTTTGCAAATATATGCCATACCCCACGTTTGGTGTGTCCGCAATCATAAATAGTACCAGACAAACCATTAGTGACAACGACATATAAACAATCGTTTGGCAGGATATCGCCTTTATACTTATCGTACAAATCAGATAGTCTGACAAAGTCGCATTCCGTCAGTACATCTAGTTTTGTCATATTTCCAAAGATAATATCACCACTAAACACAGTCACGATTTCACCGAAAATTCTGGTATTCCCGTCGACCACACTACCTAAGACAACTGAATTGTTTCCGCATGGAATCCCTCGTAAGTTTTCTTCCATCCCCTTCTCCTTTCTAGTTTTGTCGCTCCTCCCCCTGTGATATAATCGATATATCAACACAGAAAGGAGAATAAATATGACTGAAATTCACGCTTGCCTTTGTGGCAAATGGGTTAATCTGTCAGCGGATACCTCTTGTAAAATGGGACCACACATGACAAGTCCGAACATTTGGTGGGAAGAAAATGCAGAACTCTACGCACCAATTACCAAGACCACCGCTGATACCATGTATCAGCAAGATTATGTTTATGTCCACTATCAAGGTGCTGACTATCGGATTCACCCAATATTCATTCAAGTTGTTCACAAATAACGTTCTAAACGTTCTGTGATAACTTTCAAATCAAAGTCGTCCAGTTCCAGCTGGTCGGCTTTTTCATTCAGTCGAACTTCTACAGCACGATTTAATTCATGCCATTCGCGCTTAGTAAATTTCTTTCTAAACTCAAGAAATTGTTGTACATCCTTGTCCACGTCCTTCTCCTTTCTGTAAATAGCAGAGCTGTACCGCCCTACTCCTCTCTCAACTTCTCCGCCAGCACCAACCGCACATAAGCCGCCATCGACAGCCCCAGACGCTGGCACTCCACCCCCAACCGCTTCTTCATCTCAACCGACAAAGACACATGTATAGACGTCATGGTCACCCCTCCTTCCACCTGTTAGTTAAAGTTCTTGAAGAAGTCAAGAACTTTTTATACAAGTATTGTATAAAGTTTGACCAAAGACTGACCATTGGGGAAATAGCAGAGCTGGTGTGTTTGTTACCGTTTTGGTGACTTTCTTGGTAAAAAAATTTCTTGAATAGGTTTGTTAAAAAACTTACCCAAGAAAAACATTTCGTCTTGTGTAAAAGGTCGTTGCCCTTTTTCTTTCTGACGATACGCATTTTCAGAAATACCAATTTTGTCAGCCATTTCTTCTTGCGTTAAATTTCTTTCTTTACGCAAACCATACAACAATGTTTGCAATAACCATCACTCCTTTCTATGTAAATAGACCAATCAGCCACCAAATCAAGCCAACCAGCCCGACCAGTGCTAACAGATTAAGCAACAATCCACCCTTGATAGAGATAGTCGTCTTTGCCCTGCCATCCTGACTGACAAAGGTCTTTTCATAACTACCAAAGAGAATTTTTTTCCAACTCATAAGATACTCCTTGCGGGAAGTACAGCCAATGTGGTACACTATACCTATCCCTCTTACGAGGGAGGGAGGCTCCTGCCCCCCTACTTAATCAAGCTACCACTCGATTAAGTATTTTACTCGAAGTCTAAACCAGAAGAATTGAATGTCAAATTCGATTTCTCTGCGTTTAGGCTTTTTTTCGTGTCTTGCCATTGGCTGTACCTCCTGTGTTATTAGGCTAATTCCTTAACCTTGACTTTATTATATCACCAGTTCGGTGACTTGTCAACACTTTTTTTGCGAAAAACACAAAAATGTTTCCTTTTCGGTGATTTTTTTGTTATACTACATTTAATAACAAAAGAGTAAAGGAAAAAACATTATGGAATTAAATGTATATATCGGTCAAAAAATTAAAGACTTCAGAAAATTGGCAGGTATGACACAGACCGACCTTGCTCAACGTTTAGAAACAACAAAGCAAACAATAAGTAGGTATGAAAAAGGTGACAGAAAACCAGGTCAGGATACTTTATTTGAACTGACGGATATTTTTAAAGTAAGTATTGATGACTTCTTTCCGCCTACCATCCCCACCACAGCCCCTAACAGCCTCGTAGAGCAGATTTCGGACAAGGTGGTACAATTAACCGAACCCAACCAGAAAAACGTGCTACGCTACTCTAGCGAGCTCCTAGACAAACAAAATACAGTAACATACAGTAAGAATACAGTAAACGAACTGCAAGCCACCTACCACACCTACAACTACTACGACCAACCCGCTTCCGCTGGCACAGGTCAATATCTGAATGATGTAAAAGTTGAGACTATCGAATTACCTATTGAAGTGGACGCTGACTTCGTTGTCCCTATCTACGGAGACTCCATGGAACCAGAATACCACTCAGGCGATTATATATTCGTCAAACTATCTGTAGATCTATCAGACGGCGACATCGGAGTGTTTGCCTATAACGGCGACGCCTACATCAAACAACTCCGCATCACAGACCAAGGCGCCTATCTTCACAGCCTTAACCCAGACTATGACAACATCCCCATCACAGCAGACACCGACTTCCGAACCATTGGTGAAGTCGTGGAGGTGTATAGGGAGAGGTAGATACAATCTAAAATAGAAAAGTATCTTTTTAGGAACATTTTCGTTTGACAAATATTCGCTAATGTTTTATCATATACCTATGATTAAGACTTAGCAACGCTTGCACCTTGCAGCGTACCAGTGCTAAGTCGTTTTTTGTTTTATAAGGAGCAACCATGAAGCAAGGTAAGACAATTGATGAACAGCTAAGTCAATTGAAAGAACGCGGGCTAGATATACCGGACTATCAGAAAGCTTATAGAACCCTACAAAATGTCAATTATTATACAATTACAGGCTATCTATTTCCTTTTAAAGATAAGGATACGGGACACTATCACCCTGGTACATCCGTAGAATTGGCTATCACACGCTATTACTTCGATAGTGAGATGAGAACGATTTTGATGTCCCTCATATCTGAAGCAGAGGAAATGCTAAAAACACGCATAGCATACAATATCGCAGTTCATCACAAAGACGACCCACTTATTTATACAGATGTTAACTATTGGAAATCAGCAAAAGATCATCAACGTTTTATGACTGATTTCCAAAAAAGTATTGCTAATAATAGTGAAGTATTATTTGTCAAGCACCATATCAATAAGTATCGTGGACAATTCCCGATCTGGGTAGCTGTCAATTTACTGACACTTGGAAATCTAAAATATCTCTACAGAAATATCCCTAGCAGAGATCGGAAAAATATCAGCAAAGAACTGAATCTCTCTCCTGGTACTTTGGATAGCTGGATTGATAACCTAAGAATACTAAGAAATAAAATTGCTCATAACATGAGACTCTATGGAGTTTCATTCATCAATACCCCTCGCTGGGAAAAGCACCACACAAAACGTCACAATACAAATAAACTGTTTGTTCATGTTTTGATGCTAAGAAACCTCTTAGAAGAATCCCCAGCTTGGGAAACAAATAGAGCTAAATTAGTTGAGATTATGAATAGATATAGCGATAAGATTCAACCAATTGACCTAGGTTTTCCGGATAATTGGCTTGATTTGCTTAACTAACAAAAAAATCCCCACACTCTCCGCCGGCAAGCTTGAGTGTAGGGTAATTACGTATAAGAAACAGCCATTAGATGGGCAGTTTTCTTATACCCATTTTAACAGAAAATGAGGTAAATGACAATGATTGGTCAATATAAAAAAGGTGACACTATTGCTTATTATTTCAAAGCATACCATGGTTTAGATCCATTGACTGGGAAAAAGATTATTACCAAACGGCGAGGATTCAAAACCGAACGTGAAGCAAGGCTTGCTGAAGCAAAATGCTTGACTGAATATGAAAAGAAGACCTTCCGTTCCAGGAATGTCACTACCACTTTCCGACAAGTCTATGAGGTTTGGAAGGAACATTACAAGAACACTGTCAAAGAGTCCACATTTGTCAGTCAGATAGACAAGGCAGATAGGCTCATCCTTCCTACTTTTGGAGATAAAGCCGTTAATAAGATTACTCTCACAATGTGTCAATCTCAGGTCAATAAATGGGCTGATGAATACAAACGATTTTCCGGAATCATTAGCATCGCAAACCAAATCTTTGATTATGCTATCTCGATGGAGCTAATCGAAAGCAATCCAATGAGAAAAACACTAAAACCAAAACGGCAAAAAAAGGATAAGGATGAACTGGAGCAATTCTACAATAAAGATGAGCTAAGAGAGTTCTTTTCGATTGTAGAAAAGATGGAAGACCCAGAGATGTTGACATTCTTTCGCCTGCTAGCCTTTACTGGAATGAGAAAAAACGAAGTTGGTGCATTAAGTTGGTCAGACATAGACTTAAAGGCTGCACAATTAAAAGTCAATAAAACGCTCGCTAAGGGCGAAAACAACAAAACGATATTCCAGTCCCCGAAAACAAAAAAGAGTGCCAGGTCAATCTCTCTGGACCCTCAAACTGTAGAAATTTTAAAAGCGTGGAAAAAATACAGCACAAAAGGCCTGCTCTTCAAAAATGAGGACGGCGATCCAAAAAGTATCGTCCATGTCAATAACATGCTCAATCGTGTTTGGAGGAAACACCCAAACTTCAAACGCATCACACCTCACGGTTTCCGCCACACCCACTGCTCTCTACTCTTTGAAGCCGGTGCTACCATCAAAGAAGTCCAGGAAAGATTAGGTCACGAGAACATCCAAACCACCATGGACATCTATGCCCATGTCACTCAAAAAGCAAAGAATGAAGTTGCCGACAAGTTCGCTTCCTACATTGGTTTTTAG